TCAGTTTGACAATGAGTAAGGCGGCCAAAATGACCGCCATAAACAAGCACGCAACTATCTGCTCCTCATGCATCTTTACGTCTATCCTCCAAGTAATCCATCCATTTTTCCCAATTCTCATATTCTTCATCAGAAATTTCTCTTTTAATGGGTTTAGGATATTCGCTTTCATCATCCAACCAAACATGCTTCACATGATGCACTGCCCAGTCGAACACGCAGTACATGATATACCAATTCACCACTGTGACCAGCACTGCCACCACGATAACGCCGATCACGAACCACGCGAATCCCGGAAGCCCCAGAAACATGTCAATTCCTCCATTCACCCTTCGACTTATCCCTACAACTGTATTATACAACAAGCAAGTGATAATTTTTGCGATAATTAGATTTAATGAACAACGTTCATTTATTACCGCTCACCAGACACATAATAGCGATACCTAACATAGTGCCCACTACAAGTGCAATATAATGCGACAGCATCTTAACCCTCCCATCTAAGCCAACAGTTCCAGCTCCTATAATACCCGCCGGTCGATATCTCGTTCCCGGTCTGGTCTCCCGGCTGCCCTCCGGCCACGCCCCCGAACTCGTTGATATGCGCGCCCACGAGCATCCCGTCTCCGAGATACAGCTCCACGTGCCCGGTGCCCGCCGATATGTCGCCCTCGAACAGAACGATGTCCCCGCGCACCAAATCCGACGCTGCCGGGTTCCCGTTGTACCGCGTGAAACCCAACCCCGTGAACACGCTTGACATGTTGTAGGTGGAGGGAGAGGGGAACGGAACGTCCCATCCGTTCTCGCGGAAAGCCCAGGACACCAGGCTGGAGCAGTCGAAGTCGACCCCTCCGTCTCGCGTGGGCTGGTCGTAGCCATGGCTGTTGTCGTCGGCGATCCCCACCGCCCACAGACACGCGCCCTCAACGCCCGATCCTCCGGGTGCCATGCTTCCCGATCCGGAGTTCAGGTTCTGAGCGCTGATCTTGGTGAACATCGTCGACTTCGTCCACGAGTGGCGAGTGCGGTTAAGCACGTATACGTTGTTCTCCCACGTGCCCTCGTTCTTGAAGCGGTAGAAGTCAACATCGTTGAAGTATATATAGCCGTCGTTTCCGATGGTTCCTACGTAAGCGTTCTCAACGCCGCCTTGCTTGGTAGCGCTGATTATAACCGGCTCAGCCATCAGTAATACCTCCCCAACTGTTTCATGTACTTGATGAACTGTCGAAGATGGTACTGAGCTTCTTTTCCAACTTCCGGGTCTGATACTTCCAGCTGCTTCTTCCCGGTGTCGCATATTCTTATCTGTACAGTGGCGGATATATACATATCAGTTTCAACCGTGTATTTAACATTTTCGATTTTATAAACATTATCCTCGATGATCTGAATAGTATCTACCATGTCGCCATTCTTAGTCGTGATGATCATAATCCCATCCTAACAATATCCCTAAACCAGTTGTTCAATTTTATGGACTCGTACCGCACGCACCCCATATCGTACGCCCTTTTCAGGTTAGCCAGATGGGGCGAGGATTTGAAACCTTTGAGCAGCAGAGTGTTCGGCTCATGGTCTTCAGTCGTGGCGGCGAACACGTGGCGGCACTGGCGGTCAACGTCTTCCGAGACGTAATAACAACCGTTTCGGTTGTCACGCCATATACCGATAGCTTCGTCGTAGTACAGGAGCGTGAACTGGTATTCGGCGTTCTTGCCCTTTCTCGCGATGAACTTCGGGTTGTCGCGCAACCACTTGTTCTCGGCCGCATACGCCGCATAGTCGCTGCCCGCTATCGCCTGGTAGAAGCGCGTGCCCTTCTTCGCCTCGATCAGTTCAGGGGGCGCTACCATCTGCGTCAGGAACTCGCCGCGCCTCCATACGTCCGTCTTGTAGGGAAGCTCCAACTTGAAGTAGTCCATGTAGGGGTTCGCCGAGGTCACCGCGTTTCCCCAGAACATGCAGGTTACGTCGTAATCACGCGAACCGGGTCGCGCGATGGTTTCGTAAAGCTCCAAGAACGCCGTCACCTCGTCGGGAAGGTACGTTTGGAACCCCTTGTCGATGACGAACTCGTCGAACAGGATCGTGTCCACGTTGTCCAGCGCATCGGACTTGAGCTTGCGTGCCGTTGACAGCGCTTGCGCGTACCCGCATATCTCCTTGTCGATATGCAGGATGTTCGATTCAGCCCAGAGCGCGTGCCCCGGGAACTCCTTCTGCACGTGGTTGAAGAGCCGTCCGTCCTTGCGGGTGGCCAGGTTCTTCAGCTCCTCCTCCGTGCGCCGCAGGTACATGAAACGCTTGCCCGTGCGCAGGTAGCGCTTGACGTAGTGCTGCAGCCCCGTGTAGGTCTTGCCCGCGCCTCGGATTCCGTAGATGAAATTGAAGAGGCAGTTGTACGAAAGCGTCTTGGATATGTCCCAGTATTTGGCCATTATTTCAACGTCACCACTAGATGCCGACCGCATTCATCAGCCCATGCGGTGATTTTCAAGACTTCGCAGTCTTCGACGGATCGCACGAACTCGTTATCCAACGATTCCACCTGTATAGTAAATTTCCCAAGCTCGATATCATAGAAGTCGCAATCGAGAATAGGGATGAGGTCTTTGAGAATCATGGTTCCTCCTTTGACTTGGAATGCCCGCCCTTATCGAAGAAGCCCCTGCCATCATGGATGTCCAAGCGACAGGGGCTAAGTCAAAGGGCGCTAACCGAAAAGACTATCACAGAGGGGGCTGTTCTCCGTATGCGCCCGTGCCCGTTTCACCGGGTGCCCCACAGACGCAGAAGATAGCTTGCTTTCCGGCGCATGACCATCATACATTACTTCTCGTCGATTGTCACGCGGAATCTATCGTTCTCCAAAACCGACTGACCAGTCGGTTTATCCGTCTGACCCGAAGATGGGACACCCGCGTACGCCGACCATGCGCCGACGCTTCCGAAGAAAATATTCACGTCCAGGTTGCCCGCGTATCCGGGCACCTGCCCGTCGGACGCGTACTGCCAGCAGCCGACTAGGCCGTCCGTCTCCGGAGGCTCGCCAGGGTCGAAGTCGAGGCCTGGGCGCAGCACGTCCGGATAGCTCGCGATCCAGCGCATGCAGTTCTGCTCCACGTCGCCCTGGTTGAATCGCCAGGGGTTGGCGTAGATCCAAGGCCAGATGCCCGTCTGATCATGCACGACGCGCACGAACTCGTTCACCCACTCAACGCTTTGGTCGCCCTCCCAGTCAAGCACCGGCACTCCCTCGCCGAAGTAGTTTGAGGTGTTGTCGATGAAGTGAACGGCTTCGTTCGCCGGCGCGTTGCCGTTCGCGAAGTGGTAGAAGCCCCAGGGCTTGCCGTTTCTGCGGCACCATTGCACCCAGCCGTCGCAGTACCCGTCCACGAAACCCACGCCCTCGGTAGCCTTGCAGATCACGAAGTCCACGTTGGGAAACACCGCATCCGCATCCAACCCTGCTTGCCAGTTGGATATGTCGATTCCCCTAAGCATTCTTGATCAGCTCTTTAAGTTCTTCCCGCAACTCCTTAATCTCGCTCGCAATGTCGTTAAGTGTGCTAGTAAAGTCCTTAAGAGTACGATTGTACAGGTAAAACATGCCCACGCAAGCCACGATAGGGAAGCCCAGACTGCCAATAAGAGTGACAATGTCGTTAACATCCATGTTTGATTCCTCCTAATTAGAATACCAGTTCATGCTTATATTGAAGGACACCCCCGCCAGATACACCATGCCGTCGGTGGAGGCGTTCAGGGAAACGACCCCGTTCGTCTGCACCGCCAGCACGTCAAGGCGCGTGTCCACGACCACGGGAACGCGAACCTCGGTCGACGGCCGGCATTCCGGAGGCAGCGTCGTGAGCGTCGCGCCCGGCGTGTAGTTCATGATCATGCAATCGCCTTGGAACTGCACGTCGTTCACGCAGGACAGCATGACCCGCTCGCTGGTGAACATCGCTTCGGGGGAGGGGGCGTGGACATACGCCCCCTTGAAGGTCTTGAAGAAGTTGGGGTTTCCACCGCCTGTAGGATCGTTAGGCATTATGCGTTTCCGATCCAAAACGAATTGTCTAATGAAAGCGTGATTGTCTGCTCGGTTATGATGAAATCCATCGAAGCACCACCTCTTCCTATTTTTCAGCATCCGCAATGCCGAAACAGCTTTTCGATTTGTAATGCGTCAATGTTGGAACCGTGTCGATCACGCATCCGACGAAGCTGACCGCACCCTTTCCGCTAACGGTCTCGCCGTTTTTGAAAATGCATCCGGTTACTAGGTGCTTAGCTTGATCGTCTTGAGTGTTGCATTTGAAAGTATTGTTGATTTTACAATTCGCGATTATAAATTCGCCAGTGAAAAACCAGTCTGTGCTAGGGGTCGTTTCTTTTTTGTTGAGTGTGCAGTTATCAATGTGGATGATCGAGTTAGGTGTCAATAATCCGTTCGTGTCCATGTTCCAGCATATGGAATTTGACATTTTGACGTTCGGGGCTCCCCACATGCTGAAGTTGCCTTCGAATCCGTTAATAGAGTAATTGAGCGCCATCTCTGCCGGCGAATAACATAATTGGCGAGTTGTGTTGTAATACAGGCCGTTTATTACGATTCTTGGTTTTACGTCTGGTTGTGAACCAGAAGAAACGCTTTTAACAGGATTTATAAAGATGTTTCCTCGATTAGAATTTGGCTCGTTTAATGTGCAGTTGTTTATATACAAAGTCCCTTGAAATGCTAGTTTCACGTCTTTTCTAAAGTCGATGCAAGAGTATTTTGTATTACGCGGGAACATATCAACGTTGCTTATAACGGCGTTCGCGTTTCCGTACGGCAGCGTGAACGCGCAGATTCCAGTCAGTTTGCTATTTGTTAGATTGTAAGTTCCGAATGCTCCGAAATGGTTGTCAACTCTGTTCAGCACGCAGTTAGAGTAAGTCATGCAGTCGCACCAGTCGCTCCCGACAACACCCCAGCCTCCTACTCCGAGCATGTTGTCAACATGGCAGTTGAACGTGCTGTTGAACCCGATGATATAGCTGTAGTTAGATGCGGTAGCGGTTTCGTTGTCTGACGAGTTGTTATTTCCCGAGATATTGCTTACTTTGACGTTTGCGCAAGCGTTGACGAAAATCAACCCGTTGCTTTCAAGAGAAGCAGCGTTCGCAGGCGGAACGGACAGCGGATTGAACGTGATATCCTTGACTGCAGTATTGTTTCTACGCACGCGCAGGAAATTTGGAATGTTAGCCTGCTTCGAATTGTCGTACGTGATGGTAGCTCCAGCGAACTCCACTGGCCGTTCCCAAAGGGAATGAACGTTGGAGCACGTGAACGTTCCGGTGTTCGGTATGTAGAACGGCGACGTGATGAGCATTCCCGCTTTGTCGTACGCCTTGACTTCCCGATGGTAGATCGTCGTCCCCGTCCCTTCTCGAGTCCCCAGGTTCCAACCGTCGTTCTCGTTCTGGATCATCGCGAAGCAGCCGTTCAGCCTGGCATCGGGGCTGGTGACGGAATCGGCCGTGACGCTCCCCGAGAACGTGAAGGTCTGCGCGTCGTCGGCCTCGATCGAGTACACTGGCTGAGGCGAGTCCGCCAGCAGCACGAACTCCATATCTAGCAGGCACGAGGTCTTGACTTCGGCCTGGAAATTGCACGTCACCTTACCGCCGTGCTGCACGACGGGGATGCCGTTAGCGTTCGCGTAGTTGTGCGCGGCGACGATAGCGGCGCTGTCATCCGTTACACCGTCGAGCTTGGCTCCGAAGTCCTTGTAGGTGACGTATACCTTCTTGCGTGCGGCGATCTCGTCCGCGATATCGTTCTTGTTCTGCGTCACCTGCCCCTGCACTGCCGAGACTTGCTGCTTCAAGCCCGCGATATTGTTCTTGTTCTGCGTCACCTGCCCCTGCATTGCCAATACTTCCTGCCGATACTGTTCGATCTGCGCATTGTAATTACCGGTATTAGCCCAGTACTCCTGATTGGTGATCTCGACACCAACCGGCACGAACGTCTTGGAAGTGTACGAATTACCTTCGTGGATGACAATTTCCAATGGCTCGTAGCTGTTCGCGCTAGACCACTCCGCAGGGTCGGCGAACACGGGCACGTAGCGCATGCCGGTATATGTATAACCCGGAGTCGCGGGGCACGGAACGCCGGGCAGTTGATCGGTCACGGCGGCGGTGACGCTCGCGCTCGCGCTTCCCGCGCCCACCGTCATGTTCTTCGTGGATTCTGCCATGATTCTCTCCTTTACCATTTGATGATGAGGTGCCCGTAAGTAGTCGAGTCGTCCGGGTTCATTCCCGTGTCGAACTGCAGGAACTGCCAGGTGGCGGGAATGTACGCCTTGAAATGCCCGTCGTCTCCCAGGCCGAAGCACACGAACTTCACGATTCGCGCTACCAGGCACTGAAGGTTCGCGTCGATCCAGTTAATTATGGAATCGAGGTACAGATGCACGTATTCTCCGTTCTTGATCGCATCGACCTCGTTTTCAAGCGCATCCACCTGCGCTTTCAGCTGGTTGTAGAAAGCCATCAGATCGTTCGCGTTCTGGCCTTGCTTGTTCAGGTTCTCGATCACCTCGTTGAGCTTTTCGGTTACTTTCGCAAGCACCTCGTAATAGCTCAGCTCGTCGCCGTAGACGGCCGGCAGAACCATCTGCACGTAGTAGCGAAACGGCGCTACGTCCGGTGTGGGCTGGTTCATGCGCTCCTCCTTACCATATCGTCATGAAGCATTCGCGCAGCGCTTTGTCTTCCACTACGTCACGGTCTATATTAACGAACGTGTCTCGCCAAATCAAGAGCAATTCGGCTTCCGCCTTGTCGTGCCCGGTCTCCGTGCGCGAGAGCTTGTTGTCGTACATTCCGCTCGAATCCGACTTGCCGGAATCCGTCGTGGAAGCGTCGGTGAAGTCTGCGGTGGACGCGTAGTTTCCCGCCTTGATGTTGTCGAAGTTGAGCGCGCTCATAGGCGTGTCGCTGAAAATGTCCTGCGCGTTGCTGGTAGACGTCGCGCTGGTGTTCGCGGCATTCGAGGCGGTGCCGGTCGCGTCTTCCGTGATCGTCCGCGTGTGGTCGATGAGGGGCTGGATCCCCTTCGCCGTGATCTCCGACAAATACAACTGGTTGTAGTACGGCATGATCATGAACATCGCATCGCGCACGAACATTCGGAATAGCCCGGAGCTCTCCGCTCCGATCTCGTACATGAAATAGTGCCGTATGATCTTGTTGTTCAGCGTCTCGCGGTACGTCTCGTCGAAGATGGGATAATCTGCAAGCCCCAGCTTGTCGTAAGCAGCATGCCAGTTGGCCTCGATGTTCGGCAGCTTCGCATCGGCAAGCGTCTGCTCCACGAGCCATCGAAGCTGCAAGCTGTACTTGCTCATCGGCCGTTCACCTCGATCCCGTTCTCATCTGCGTACTTCGATTCGTCGAACTCGCCGTCGGCGATAGCCCACTGCTCCTCTTGGCGCTTCTCGGACACACGGAAATGCACGTCCACGTCGAGACCGAAAATATCGTTGATCTGCTTGCACGCGAACTGGCGGGACTCGAGGCGGCAGAGCCGCTGCGCTTCCGTGCCGCCGAGGCTTGCCAGCATCTCGTCCACGATGACGCGCTCGGACTTGGACTCGGAACTGGCGATGCCTAAGAATCCGAGCGCCTCCTTCCAGTACTTGTCCTTGAGTTCGTAGAGCTGCTCGGCGACGTAAGGCGAGGAGTTGTCCAGGATGTCGATGGATTCGAGGTCGAAGTCCTTGTCCGTCATGATGAGGGGCTTGTACTCGTCCACCTGCGCCATCATGTTCTCGAAGCTCAGGCGCTGCTTCTGCGAGCATTTCACCACGCGCGGGGTCTTCTGCTGGTACACGTTCACGTCGATCGCCCGGTCTATCGCCCAAAGCTTCTTGGCGTACATGTTGAGCGCGAACCAGGTAGGCACGCGCAGGTTCGAATTCCAGATTATAACGGAGTTCTCGATGGTGAGCGGGATGTTGACCCCCATCACCGAGTAGGCTATGCGGTTCACCGGCTGCGAGTAGATGTCGAAGTTTCCCTCCAACATGCACTGCATGATCGCGTAGCCCTCCGGGCTGCGCTGGATCGGGTCGAGCGCGATATCCTCGTCATGCAGGAACACGCAGAATCCGTCGCGAAGGAGCCACCACTCGATCTGACGCTCGTTGATGCCCTCCGGCAGGTTCTCCCACTCGAAAACGCTCATCGCCAGCTCGTACAGTCGCATCTGCCAGAGGAACATCGTTTGCGAGTTCATAGCCGCGTTGTCCAGCTCGCGAGCGGATTTACGCGCGTTCTTGGGCATGTTGCCCCAGGGAAGCCCGTACGGGGTGGTCGTGGATTGGATAGGGTTCATGCATGCCTCCTTTCTTATATTATAGCATTGCTCAAACTGTAGTTGCCCACGTCGTCCGTGTGCCAGAACGTGACTCCGGAATCGAGCAGCCTGTTGAACATCGCAAGGTAACCGGCCGGAACCGATCCGCTCATGTTCGCGGCTACGGTCTTCACGTAGTTCCATGAAGCGCGCCCCGTGATGTTCGGCGTTTTCACGACGGAAACGTTGTAGCCGTACACGCTCAAAAAGTCGTCGATCTGGCGCGCTATCTCGGCTCGGCACGTGTACTTGCGAACGCCTATCGTATAGGTTCCGAAGTTCACGAGCGCGGTAGTCGAGTTAGTGCCTCCGCGCTGCGTGTTGGGAGTCTTCGATGCCTTCGAGAAGTTCGCGAAGGTGTTCGTCAGGTCTTGCGCTCCGTTGATCGTCGAGTTGATCATGCTCGCGGCAGCCCCGGCGACGTTGCCGGATGCCAAGCCCTGCATGGCTCCGCCGATGATGTTCTGCGTGGAGTCGATGAAGGAGTTCACGTAGGGCAGCTGGCTCATCGAGTTGAACGACAAGCCGAACGACGTGTCCACCTGGGACGCGCCGAGCATGTTCGCGAACGCCTGGTACACCCAGTTGCATGTGGGGTACTTCTCCAAGTACACCGCGCCTTCGACGAACCGGTTCACGCCGTTGTAGTTCAGCGGTATGTAGGCCAGACGCGAGTTAGCGTCGCACCCGCCCGTCTTCTGCAAGCTCAGCGTTCCGGGCGTTCCGCAGAATTCGAGGCGGAACTGCTGGTCGGCTCCGGTGAAGTTCGTGACTTCCGCATACTGGAACGGGTAGCAGAACATCTTGTTATTCTTCGGCACGTAACCGTCCAGGTTGGTGAAGCCGAGCGCGTAGTCCTTCGTCGTCTGCGGGGTGGCTGCGTTGGAGTCCACCCAGTATCCCCAGCCGTCGGTCTTCTTGACGATAGACGGGATCGCCGATCGGGGAACCATGTAAACCTGGCTCACCGCGTCCTGCTGCCCGTTGTCGGACAGCGCTTTCATGAAGCCCTTGAAATCGTCCACGCTCGGGAAGACGGACAAGCTGGTGCCGCTGGTAACGCCCATGTACTTGTCCCCGCCGTTGTTGACGTACGTTCCGTCCTTCAAAGGCTCCACGGCGCTGGCAACGACCATGTAGCAATCCATGTCCTCGTTGTCGATCGCCGAGTACGTGCATTTGAGTTCGCCCGGGTCGATCCCCTCGTCCTTGACGTGAGCGCCTATCGCATCGTCGTTCACATGCTCGCGCTCCACGAAGCACGGTTTGATATCGTAGTCGAACATGTACGTTTGCACGTAATCCAGCTCCAAGTGCAAGCGCGTCGTGTTCGCCGTCTTGTACTCTGCGCGCGTGATGAACGCGTAGAACCACTTAGTCCCGAAGTTCTCGTTCTGGAACATCACGTAGTTGTAATTGTAGTATTGCTCGGGGTTGCCGTCCACGTCGATGGCAGATTCCAGGCGCTGGTACGTGTAGGTTGAAATCGTTCGCCGAGCGTCCATGAACGAAGCTACGCCCGACATCTGGGCGTTCAGGTTCGGATACCAGCGAACGTGCTTGTAGTTCGGGTTCCACGGAACCGTCCCTATCCGAATCTCCGTGCTGGGCTGGTACATTTCTCACATCCTTCGAAAAGGAGGGCGGGAAACGAATCCCGCCCTCGGCAGAACATAGGCTATGCGGTGACGGTGATGGTGGATTCGCCCGTCTTCGTTCCGTCCTGGATGGAGGTTGCCGTGACGGTGAGCGTCGTCGCCGTCTCGTTGGCCGCCACGTGCAGGTACCCGCCGTTGGTGACGGTCGTACCGGATGCCGCGCCTCCGGTCACCTTCCACTGCACGCCCTGGTTCACGATGCCGGTTCCGACGACCGCGGCAGACAGCTGCAGGTCGGCTCCCTTGGAAAGCGTGGCCGTCGCCGGCGTGACCGTCACGCTCGTGATGGACGGGGCGGTCGGGGTGAAGGCGGCCGCCTGCCCGAACGGCGAGCAGCTGATGGTCTTCCACACATGGTGCCAATGGTTCCAGTACAGCCCTTCGCCGTTGAACCACTGCGCGGACTCCACGTAGTTGTCCAGCACCATCCACCAATCGCGCGACACCAGCACCGCCGGCACGGTCTCGAGCAGCGCGATCTCCTCTTCCGTGAAGCGGTGGTAGTTGGGGTCGAGCTGGCCGGTGGCCGGGTCGGTGAACAGCGCGTCCATGCGAACCCAGTCGAAGTCGGTGAACGTGTCGACCGTGATCATGCGCGCCTGGAACTCGCGGTACTCCAAGTTGAACGCGGTGGCCAGCACGTTCATGTTCATCGTGGCCTTGAACTTGGCCGTGACGATGAAGTACTGGTCTTCGAAATCGGTGTGGGTGGTCACGCCCGCCATGTTGTACTTCGTGGACTGGTACTGGAACAGGTCGGACATGTACTGGAACTGCGTGGCGATATCGACGGCGTTGTCCTTGCCGACCTCGGGAATCTCCACCGAGCCGATGTAGCCGTTGAGGAGGCACTTGGCCAGGAAGTAGCGCATGACGTAGTACTCGTCCGTGTTGGCGCTGGTGTAGAGAGACTCGATGATGCGCGCGATCAGGTCGCTAACGCCCGTCCAGGACAGGAACGCCTGGCGCAGCTGCTGGGAGGAGACGGTCGTCTTGTAGAACTTCTGGAAGTTCATACGGTGGAACGCGGTGCGCACGTCAGGAAGCTCGCGCTTGGCGAACGTGTCCTCCGCACCCTCGGGGTAGAAGCCGTGAACGTCGGCGAGGTTGACGAAGATTTCCTCGATCGTGTCTCCGAACTCAAGGTACCCGCGCTTGAACACCGCCCAGGGGTTGCGGTACAGCTTGGATGTCACGATGGTGAGGCCGATGCGGTTCACGAGCGCGTTCAGAAACGCGTTTCGCGCGGGCTGGTAGCTAGTCAGGTACTCGCCGATGGCGTGGATCTCGTCGGTGGTTCCCGCAAGCTCCACGTAGGCGCGATTGTTCGAGTCGTAAGTCGCCGGGATCCCGCGAGCCGCGAGCGCGGCCGCTACCTCCGGAGTCTCGTTGATGGTCGCTTCGACCGCCTTCTGCGCAGCCGTCTCGCGCGCTGCCGTATCGCCGGCCTTCATGACGATCGGCGAATCGGCGGCTTTCATGTTAGGTTGCTTCACTGCCATAACATCTCCTTAATCCCAGATCTCGTCGGCTGAGCGGATCGGCTCGCGCCGAACTTCCTCGCCTACCTCGTTCACATGGAGCAGCGTCTGGCCTTCGACGGCGAAGAACCGGTCGGCGTACTTGCGGCGCGACTCGTCGCGCTCCTCGCGGTAGCGGTCGCGCTCGGCGATCGCCTCGTCTCGCTCCGCGTTCAGGCGGTCGCGCTCCGCGTCCCACTCCTCGCGCTCGTTTCGCCAGCCTTCGCGCTCGTCCCAGCGGTCGTCGAGTTCCGCCGCGTCCTCGTCGATTCGCGCGGCCATCTCGAGACGCTTGTCCTCGTCCGGCTCCATGGCCAGCTCGCGCAAGCTCGGTTGGTACCTGCTCATAAGCCTGTCTCCTTTCTGATGACAAAATCACCTTCGTATAGTATAATACCGCCTTTTACGGTCTTGGAATAGAGTTTTCCCGGAAATTTAGCGCCGACATGGAAATTATCCCATGTGACGTGAGGGTGGCACGATTCGGGAAGCCCCGCGCAATGCACGGTGAGCTTGCCGCCTTCGTCCTCGATGTAGGTCTTCGGGCGGATGAACCTGGCGCGCTGAAACGTGCTTTCGAGCTTCCACGCTCCCAGACGGTAATCGTCCACGTCCAGCTCTTCGGGTATCTCCGTGCCGGTCAAGTGGAGCGAATCGGTGTCGGCGTAGAGGAAGCGATCCTTCACCTTCTGGGCTGAGCGTATCGTCTTGTTCCTAGCCCATGCGGTGATGAAAGCCCCGGCCGGCAGGTACATGCCGTCGGTGGCTTCCGGGTCGAGCAGAGGGTAGCGCACTATGCCGTCCTCGCACATGACGGGGCGACGGCTCCGTTTGACCGGATGCGTCGCCATCTTTCCGTACGAGGAGTTCATCTTGAGCTTCGCCATGTAGCGCTTGCCGGCGTTGCCCTCCTCGGCCGCATGCACCTTCTCCTCGTTGGCCGCCATGATGAAATCGTAGAAGAGCTTGTTCGATGCTTTGAACTTCCAGCCTTTTCCGTAGCGGATGGAATAGATGTCGTAGTGGTCGCGCAGAAGCGCCAAGTCGACGCTTGTCAATACCAGCGTCTGCTCGCCTTTGGAATCGACTACGTATTCAGTGGGCATGAAGCTCAAGTTGCCTTTGAGCTGCAAGCAAGGGATGAAGCCGGGTTTGAGCTTGAAGTCGACGGTCACGGTCTGTATGTAGAGCGGATATCGAGGATCCGGGACGTACTCTCCTTCGAAGAGCATCGGATCGCCGTACGGCAGGATCTCGCCTCCGACTCCGGCCATGACGGAAGGGTACAGGCTGTTAACGTCCAGGACGATTCCCTCCCCGATGTCGCGCCCTTTGAAATCGGGATTCACGTACGTGAAGCCGCCCTTGTAGCATGGCCGGATCTCCGCGTCGTAGTCGCACACCGGAAATGTGCGCCTGAACCCCTTCTCGCCGCCTATCGTCTTCTTGTACTCGGCGATGGCGTTCGATCCCGCCGTGATCCTGGTCGCGCCCTGGTCGATCAGCTCGCCCAAGGCGCGCGCCACGATCCTGACATCTGCCGATATGTAGTCTATCTCCTGCTGCGTGAGAACGTGATCGGGATCGCGATGCTCCGCATAGTCTATCTCGAGCTTCGCATCCTCTTCCTCGAAGCCGAACGCGCGCGGAATCTTCGCGACCGGCAAGCTGATGATCTTCAACGAATCGCAGAACTCGATATAGTGCCCGCGCCCGAAATAGAGCTTGATCGTGTAGAACTGGTTCATGTCGCTGATCAGCGTCGTGAACCGGTAGGGCGCTTGCTCTCCGTGGCTGGGAATCCATTCCCATCCCGCGTCAAGCAGATGCGATATTATGAACTTCCCGTCGAATTTCAGGTTGTGGAAGTAGACGCGAGCGTCAGGGGCGCGCTCGCACCATTCCATGAACCCTTCGATGGAAGTTCCGGTCGTTATATCGTAGGTTTTCAAGGTGCAAGCAGCCCACGCCCAAACTCGCGTCCGGGTCAGGTCGTCTGCCGTCGTTTCGAAATCGGCCGTGAAGTACTGCATATCATAGCTCAGCCCATCTGTCGAGGATGTAGCCCATCTTGTCGGCGCGGTCTTCAGGAGCGTAGATGTACTCGATGTTCAAAAGCTCGTCTCCTGACTCGAAGAACTCCATGAGCTTGCCCGCGTTGGACTTCATCATGGATTCGATCTTCCTCGCGATCTGCGATATAGCCGCATCGAACTCGGAGTAGCCGCCGAACACCGTGTCGAGGCCTTTGATATAGTTCTTGTAGTACCTGTTCAGCCTTTCGTAGGAACTCGTAGCGCTCAGCTCCTCGTAACGCTTGATGAAGCGCTTGAGGGCGATGGGAGAGAAGTCTCGCGCGGTGCGCTTGTCGGGAAGGAGGCTGTTCTGCTGCAACGTTCCCATGCGTCCCAGGGTCTGGCCGTAGTCGATCCCCAGCTTCTTGCGCCGCAGCGACTTGCGCCGCTCGTTGACGGCTTTCGCGATCTGGAACTCCCGCACTTCGTAGCGCGTGGCAATGCCTCCCTCTCCGACGTTCGTCAAGTCCAAGGCTCCTTTGCGCGTAGCGCGCAGCAAGCGCGCGACCGTGTTGTTAAGCACGCGCGCGCTCTTGATCTCGGCTTTGACTTCCTTGTAGCTTACCGGCTCGGGCATGAACTGGGCGTTGGCGGGATTCGCCCGCATAGCCCGTCGAATGGCGTTGTTGTACTTTCGGACTGCGGAGTTGAGGCGCGAACGCTGGCTTTCAGTCCATTTAATCTTAGGTTCTCTCTGCATGTCAGCTCCTCACCGTTTTCCAATCTGACGTAGCACCCCCTGGTCTCCACCGTGAAGTACAGTTGGAACGCGGCGACCAGCTGCATGTTGACGTAGAAGTGGAAACGCTTTTCCATGCTGTCGTCCAGCCATTGCGTTCTGACGCAGATCTTGTCCATGAAACTGGAAAGATGCTTCCTAGACGAGAAGAAGAACGTACAGTCTCCATACATGAAAGAGTAAGGCGATTCCTTCAACTCGTAGAAAACGCCGTTTTTCGAAGGCATGGCGCACCTCCTTTCAATAACGATATTTGATATGCTTGGAAACGGTTTTCAGCGCTTGCGAATGCATGACGAAGACGAGTCCGATATAATCGTCTATGACGTAGCGGCGCACAAGCTCGCGCAGGTCGTTTATGTCGTCCCGCTTCATATCGAACTTGTCGTCCTTGGTGAACATGTATTCGATGCGCCCGTTATGATGGCGCTTGAAAACGGCCACGCCTTGCGGGACGACGGCATGCGCCCATAGCTCTTTCTTCAACACCCTGTTCGACGAGTCCGCTACGAACTGCTCCATCAAATCCTTGTCTGCAAGCGACAACATGGCTTCCTCCTGAAAAAGGCCGCACGCTGAGTGCGGCCTGTGATTGCGAACTTTAAGCGACTTCGAGGGTGAGCATCGTGCCGCGCTTAACCTTCACCTGCTTGACGACCACGTTGAGAGGCTCCTCGTAGGTTGGCGCGCCGTAGACGGCGAACATCTTCTTGAGAGAACCCCACACGCCGTTCGACACGCACTGGTAGCTCTCGCCCTTGTCGTCGATGAGGACGATGCGCGGGGCTTGCTCCACGGTGCCGTCCTCGTCTGCGATTTCGATGATCTCGACGAACAGGTCTTTCAGCGCGATCTGCTTGTTGATGAAGTCGTCGATCTTGTGCGTCGGGTTGTTGGACGCGTTGTAGATCAGCTTCTTGGCATCCGCTCCAAGTTCCGGGTTCACCGAGCAGAACGTGTTGTCCTCGGGTTTGGCAAGCTCGGCGATGGCGTACGTGCGGGCAGGTGCGAGGTCGTTGACGGGCATTTCCTCGGCGATGGCGATGTCTTTGTTCTCAGGCATGGTTTTCTCCTTCTAGTCGGATGGTTTAAGCGTCGATGACGGTAGCGTTCTCAAGGAACGTTTCCACGGGCATGGAATAGGTCTTCTCCTCGCCTTCGACCCACTTGATCGTGCAGCCCTTGGGAAGCGCCACGCCGGCATCGCGGAAGGCGATACGGGCTTTGCGGGCGTTCATGTTGGTGTCCAGCACGACGTGCTGGGCGACAGCGCGCACGCTGGGCGGGATTGAATCATCCAGTTCGTACGCGGTCAGCTCGAAACTCTTGAAAGTGCGGGTGATAGCAGCCATAATGTAATCTCCTTTGATCGGTCGGCTTGCTTTGACGATATCCATTATACGCCCGTGAAAAGCGAAAAGACCGAAATTCGGTCTTTTCATAGAATCTTCACAAATCTAATTTTTATTTATGCCTTTTGATCACGTAAACCATTCCGATTGCGTATGCTAAAATGGCGAAAAGAGTTTCAGGGTTCATAGTCACCCTACTTTCTTCATGGAGACGAAAACGTAAGACGGATGAGAATCCATGAATTGAAGATATTCGCATGCTGCTTTGATCGTATCACAGTGCATATGCTTCAACTCGTAAACTTTGGTATCTTTGTTGCGCTGGTAATATTTGATTACGTAGAACATGGTAGTCTCCTTTGACTTGTTTAACTGACACTTACAATATAACAGCCGCCTTACTCATTGTCAAACTGACAGCGCATTGATGAACGATGTTCATTAATTGCATGATTGAGATGACAATTGGAAAATAATTTGACATGTTGGCATGCGCGGGTTATAATAGGGCTACAAAATCCACACGACAGATGAATATGGGGGGAAAGAGGGTGTCAGATTTACTCTTATA